CCGCAATGTCTGATACACCGTGCCATCGTTTCCGTCAATGAAGCCGTGGACGCACGAACTGTCGTGTGACGGGCTGTTCCAACTATTGATAAATGCAGATGCCTTCGGCTGCGGGCAGCCTACGGAATGGAGCATCAGCCCCTTGACCGTGATCTTCCGCCCTGCCGTGTAGCAGGGGTTTTTCGTCAGAATGCTTTCTACCAGCTTCATTTACTCGTCCCCCTTCCCGTTTTCCGCCCTGTCATGGAGCTGCTCTAAAATCTCCTTCAGCTTTTCCGGGATGGGCAGCCCCAGGTGTCCGGCATTCTCCAGGAGGCTCACGCCCTCGTTGGAGATATAGAAAAAGATGACAGCCGTCCGCAGGACGCTCCCCGTGCCGATGACCTGCACATCGAGGATGTTGGCGATCCCCACCAGCAGGAAGATCAGCACCTTCTTTGCGATGCCCTTAAATCCCACCTCGCTGGACAGCTTCTTATCTGCAGCGGCGCACATCACTCCCGTGATATAATCCACCACGACAAAAGCGATCAGCGCATACAGCAGGCCGTCACAGCCGCCGAGGAACCAGCCGAGCCACCCTCCGGTGGCGGTGAAAATGAGTTGGATCGTGTTCCAGAATTCCTTCATAGTGAAACCCTCCTTTAAAAGATTTTTGTATATGAAAAAAGCGGCTGCCCGCTGTGGACATCCGCCAGTTTCCTTAAAAATATTCTGTCTGCATTAAAGCCTTGTTTTCCTTCCGGTCAGTACATTCACCACCGTTGCCCCTTCCCCGAAGACCGCCCTTGCCTCCGCAAGCGCGTCCCCGGAAAGCCCCCTGTCATCTCTGCGGTACCGTGCAAGGCTCTCCTCATTCTGTGCATCCCGTTTCCTTGCCGTTGCCTCCCTGTCAAAAGCGTAGCCTGCGTATTCCAGCTTTTCGCAGAAATCGTCCATCAGGTACCGCCCGTTGCTTTTCCATCTGATTGCGCCGTCCGCCTCGACCGTGGCCTGCGTGTCTGCCTGCGCCACCGCTTTCCTTACTTCCTCCTCTGCGTTCTTCTTCCAGAATGCCCCAAGGCTGCCGCTGATCTCCCGTTCAAATCTTGTCATCGTGTTTTCCTCCGTTTTTTTTGTTTTTTCCCTTTCGGTAGTACACATATTCGCTCTAAAAGGACATATTATCAAGCAGTTTCGGAGCATAAGCTGCACAAACATCCGGGGCGGGAATTGTGTATTTTATATCTGCTTCGGCAGCCATTCCCACAGCCTCATGTCCTCCTGCCCAAGCGACCACATACACATCCCCCGCAGCTTCCAGCGGTACGCCGCCTGGTTCGCCCAATAGACGAGGGAGTCCACGTCCTGATAATAGAGGATGGAAAAACCGTCCGCATCACCAAGGAACAGGCGGGAAATCCAGATATTGATGTCCTTCGGTATGACTTCCGTCGTGTAGTTGTTCCCGCAGGACAGTTCCATCAAATCCGAATGGAAAAAATCATAATCCATGGAAATGTCCTCGCTGCGGGTAGAGCCCTCCTCCACATCGGCAGTCAGCGTGAACACCTGGAATTCCTCATCCCATGCGGCATTGCTCCTGCTGATCCGGCCGAAGGACTTAAAACCGCCGTCCGGCATCCGCACATCGAACCGCTCATACGGCTCGTAGGTCCATGCGTCCCCAAGCCTCATCAGTTCGCAGACGGTCCGCTTATCCGAGCGGTACCCGGCATAGCCGCCGGAAAAGCCGCTGATTGCCGCTGTGAACCGCAGGGCATAGGATGCACCGGAGTAGACACGCACCCGGTTCCCCCGGATGCGCATCTCCACCGTGTACATGGCAGGATTCCCTCTGAGGTCAGCGTTAGGTGTCCGGCTGATGGCCTGGCTGTAGCTGCCAAGCAGCGTGGAGCCCTTGTAAAGCTCCACCCTCTGCGTATCGATATTTAAGCAGCAGAACACATCCCCGCAGAACACACCCGCCTTGCCGCTGCCGTCTGCCGGGAACGCCAGCCTTGCCCGCAGGTGCAGCTCCTTGAATCCGCTGTACTTCCACGCAAGCTGCCCGCTCCCCTCAAGCTGTGAATACGGCCGGTTCTCGTATCCCTCCCGCCACACCTCCCATTTGCCGGAGAGCGTCGTCCAGTAGGTTTCCGGCAGGGGGTTCTCGTCACGGAAGTCCTCATACCAGATGAGCGCCGAGTCCGGCTTCCTGCGGAGCATCTCCAGCGTCAGCTTGAATCCCCTGTCCGGCTGCGCCATGTTCCCGTCCACATCCTTGAATTTCCGCGGCGCAAGCGTATAAATGGCAGAGCCGGCACTTGGTTCTTCCGAAAAAGCCGAGCAGACACGGAAGCCGTAAAACTGCACCCCTTTCACATCCACCGAGACCGTGATGGTATGCGTCCCTGCGGAGAGGGAGATTCCCTTTGCCAGCGCAGACCAGAAGGTAGTCCTCCAGTACGGCCACCACAGGCGGCTTTCCGTGAAATGTTTCCTGCCCCCGTCAATGGAAATGTATATCCCGTTCTTATCCCAGAAGGGGAAGCACAGGCGCACGGCGACATCATAAGTCCCCGCCGATGGTACGGAAAATCTGTAAGTAGCGGAGCCGTTATCCCCCATCGTCACCATGCCCTCCGAAACGGACACGATGCCGGAATAGCTGTCCGGGTTCCCGCCGTTACGGTCAGCCACAATGCCGTCAAATTCTACTTTCTGCTCCTTTCCGTAGGCGGTAAGGTAATGCCTGCGGTTATAGGTGCCGGAAAGCAGCGGGTAGTCATGGGAAACCGCATCCCGCCCCTCCATGTAGTCGTACACATGGGGAAGCGCCCACGGCACCTTGTCGTAGTCGTCCCAATAGGCCACGATGGGGATGAACGGCTGCGGCGGCTTGTCGTCCGTGAAATTATATCCTCCCGTCATCCATAGCTGCGCCGCATAGTAGGTGTTGGAAGTCCCCCGGTAGGTGACTCCCATGTTCTTTGGCGTGTCATGTATCCGCCAGTTCCACCCGTAGGCGGGCATCCCCAAAAACACCTTATCCGGGTCCATGACCTTCACAGCGTAATTATAGATGCCCTCCAGCCAGGAACGCGGGGAAACCGGCCCCGGCGCGCTGCCCGCCCATGCCATGCCGTAGCTCATGATGGAGGCCGTGTCGCAGTAATTGTTCAGGTCGCCGTAGACGCACCAGTTCTCCCCGCCCACAGAGCCACCCACGCTGTCCATCCCTGGCAGGCAGATGTTCATCAATTTTGTGGAGTTATAATTCTTCACAGTGTTGTAAATATTGCGGAACATGGCCGTGGACTTCGCCGCCGTGGAGTAATCGTCCCCTTTTTCCAGGTCGATGTCCACGCCGTCGCACCACGGGTATTTCTCCATGATCCGCACAAGCTCCGAGAGGAACTTATCCTGCGCCCCGTCCGTGTTCTCCCGCAGTGCCTTGAAGATGCTGTTCGTGCCATCGTTCGCCACGGTCAGCAGCCATTTGATGTGCGGCCACTTCCGGATATACGTCCGCATGGTGGAGCCTTCCGCAATGGAAACGCCGCTCTCGTAGATTTCCCCGGTCGCCCTGACCTTAAATGAGAAAAGCCCGATCTGGCTGATGCGGTCGCCGTAATCCCGGAGCGCCTGGTACATCCTTGTGTTGCCCATGAACGTCCAGACCATGATCTGTTTCCCTTTGAGTGTATCCATCAGAATGTACCGCCCCCTTCCTGCATCTCCTGCATCGTAAATAACAGCCTCGCCGTTTTCCCGCCCTCCAGCGTTACCTTGTGCTTGGAATCCCATGCGGCGCTGTACTGGTAAAACCCTTCTTTCTTAAATGCTGCACCGTTCCGTGTACACTCCCTGCTTTCAGCAAGCAGCGCGATATCGTCCTCTGCTTTTATATCCTCCGGGAACACCGCCCTCTGGCCGCCCACGCCCTGGGCAAGCCGCATCGTCCCTGCCGCCATGTCTGACTTCGGGTAAATATGAATATCCAGCGGTGCGGAGGTCTTTCCAAGGTTGAAGAGGATGACCGTCTCCTCCGAGCGCACCACGCCGTTGAACCACACGGGAGCCTTTATCCCGCCATCCTCCCGGAACTTCTGCAGGCAGGTTTCCGTGTGCGGGGCATAGCCTGTAAGCCCCGGCCCTTCCTGCAGTTGGAGGTCGGTAAACCAGATACGCCCGGAGCAGTCGGAAATGGTGGGGATTACCGTCACGCTCACGATGCGCATATCCTTTTTCTTATTGACTACTTCCGCAAGCCTTACAAATTCAGCCATCCAGCGTCCACCTCAGTTCCGAGGGATGCCCCACCCATCCCATTGCCACCGGCCCGCCCTGCAGGAGGATGTCCGTGATGTAAAATTCGCCCGTGCAGTCTGTGATGCAGACGCGGACTGTGACGGATTTCAGCCTTCCGGATGAGAAGTTTTCCGGCACAATCTTTACTATCGTCCTTGAAAAATATGCCACACAAATCCCTCCCATCAATATAAATCAATAAACCTTGACTCCGTGCTGCCGTCCTCATATTCCAGCACAATCTCAATGCCGACCTGCGAATTGCCGCTCAGTTTCTTTAAATTTTCAGACGCAATCTGCGCCGAGATGGTATAGCTGTCCCGGCTGGCGGGATATACCGTCTGCGACAGGCTTTTTGTCATCCCCGCCACGCCCTCCGCCTTGAAGGAAGCTGTGCCGCTTGCCCCGTTTTCCCCGTCCGTCTCGAATCCGGAGGACACCCAATACGCAAGCCCGTCATCGGCACGGGAATTCCGCAGTAAGTTGAACGGCACCAGCTCCGCGATGTCCTCGCTGGACACCACGCTGACGCCCTCTAAGGAATCGGCGGCATTGTCCCACTTGCTCGTGGAGCTGCCCAGGTTCTTTAACACCGTGGAAAGCTCCAGCACCGTGTTCCACGGCTCCTGCAGGTTGTATTCCCTCCGCACAATCCTCGTGGTGACCGAAAGCCCCAAATCCTTATCCTCCACCCGCACATAATCCCCAAGCTCCCACGCTTCATGCCCATACCCCGTCAGGACGGATAAGTCCATGGCGTTCAGCACATAGGAAACGGTCGGCTTGCAGTAATCCGCAAGCCGCATCCTCGTAAACTCCAGCATCTGGTAAGGGTTCGTGAACGCCGAGCAGTCCAGGGAAGATACACGCACCTCCTTGGAATAGGTGAAATCCTCCACATAAGGCTTCCCGCCGTTGATGCTGGCAAAGGTCATGCCGTCCGCGCCGACGGCATACAGCCTCGTGACAAGCCCCGTGGTATCCACCGTCCGCTCGATGTCCTTCATGTTCTTCCCGTACATGAACAGTGCGCCGCTGTCCTTTCCTTTTAAGATGAGCAGATGCACCAGCCGGTTCGGGCAGTCAAACACCAGGTCGCCGCCGTGGAGGTCAGCCACCGCCCTTAAAATAGACAGGGCGTTTTTCTCCGTGGAAGTCCATGTGCGTTTCGTGGTAACTGTGACTGTGCCGACATTCCATTCCGTGCCGGAAAGGGCATAGGCCATGGCCGCATCCGCCATCTCTGCGTCAAAGGCTTTCTCCTCCTTCCGGACGGAATAGGCGAGGTTATAAAATTCCGCCTCGGCGTACACCTCCGTCACAGCATTGCCGGAGGCGTCCTTGCTGTCCGTGACCGTGCGGATGATGTACACGTCATCCACGATCTGGATTTTCTTCTCGTTGTCGATATATTTCCGCTTGGCATCGGCAAAGGGGATGGAGAAGGAAAGCGTATCCTCGCCGTTGACCTCACCCGTCACGATAATGCCGTAGGCATTCTCCAGCACCGCCTCCCATGCGCCATTGGAATCAAGCACCACGGGGCGGGCATAGCCTATTTTCTCGTAAGGGGACTTCGGTATGTCATAAATACGGATGTCCGTCAGCTTCGGAGTCCTTGCCGTGTCCGCTGTTGTGAGCGTCACCCGGAAACGGATATACTCACGGCCTGGGGACGGCATTTTCCCATCCGCACCTACCGCCGCCCACTCGCTCCAGCTAATGAGGTCGTTGCTCGTGGAGGTTTCCACAAGGGAAACGGCTGTCACGCCGGAAACGCACTCGCTTGAGACAGATATTTTTCCTGCGCTGGACAGCCCGTATTCCACGGCACGGGTATACAGCACACCGCTTTCCGGGTACGCACCGTTACTTCCCTTCCGCAGCGTCACGCTATCTGTGACAGAGAGGGCATCCACTTCCCCCGCAGTATCGCCGCCATTGGCAAAAAATGTGGCACGGAAATAATCCGCCAGATCCTCCGCCGTAAGCTGCGAATCACCGTCCAGGAACCAGTCGTCAAAACCGCCCGCATACCAGTAGGAACCGGCGTTCATCCCCATAATGAGGTCTGCCGTGCAGGAACGGTTCAGCTCCCCGGTAAAGGAAAGCGCCGCCGAAATCCACACCTCCCCGCTCTCCCTGTCACCTACGACATACCACGCTTTCTTATTCCCCGGCTCAATCACGCTGGCAATGAAATACCACCCATTATTCGCAAAAGCAAAAGGCGGCGTCACCGACTCATCCAGTATCAGGGAGCCGGAGGAATTGTAAAGCATGACCACCCGTTGTTCACAAAGGAAAAAGGCGGCGTCACCGACTCATCCAGTATCAGGGAGCCGGAGGAATTGTAAAGCATGATCCTCGGCTTTCCACGGATAAGGGAGAGGTAGAAAATCGGCTGCCCCGGCCCCTGCCTGGTATTGAAGATTGGTGTGTAAGTGTTGCCCACGGAATAGGTTGTGGGGTTCATCCAGCCACCCGCAATGATCCGCTCCCCAAGACTCTGGAAAATAGAGCCGTCATTCGTCACCTTCAGATAGGTTTTCTCCGAAGCGGGGTTTGTGATGTTCATGCGGAAATGCCGCCCCTTCTGCCCGCCCCGGAAGCCGGCGCTCGTACCCGACCAGCCGGAAACAAACATCTTCCTGCCTTTTCCGGAGGAATCGATAAGCTCTGTGTCCGCATCCGGGGCGTTCTCATTGAAACGCCATAGTCCGTCCTTTGCATATTCCACCGGGAACTCCCCCGTGAAATCCGTCTGTCTGTTCAGGACTGCCTGCAATCCCATAAAAATCACCTCCACCGGCTCTTTGCCTGTATTTCAAGTTCCGTAAATGTGGCGTTCGATGCCGCCACCTCCACCGTGTTCAGCCCCGCCCCAAGCGTGGGGAAGTTCAGTTCGCCGATATACGGCAGGGCGTTGCGGAGCGTATTCCCCTCCGCATCCTCCACCCATGCCGTCATTTTCGCTGTATCCACCACCAGCGTTTCCCCTTCCGAAAGCGTGGCGTTTGCTATTTTCAGTTCCATGCCATTCGTGGTGATGCTGATATACCTGCCTGCCCCGGAAGCCAGGATGCCTTTCAGCCGGTAGACGGGATTGGAGTACAGATTCCCAATCCTCCGCCTCACCGTGTGGCTCCCCACTGCCGTGACGGTAAAAACCTCATCCTCCGCAGCGTAGCCGAAAGGGTCCGGGCAGAAAAAAGCGAGGTCAAATGTCGCCGCAAGCCTCACCACCCGCTCAAAAGTTACGCCCGCCTAAAGCCTTGCGTAATACACCCGCCCCGGCTCCGTGTCAAGCATAAGCGCACACACGCCTTTATCCGGACTCAGCCAGCTTACGATTTCATCCTTGCACCGGAGCAGCTCCACCGCCGTCCGCTTTGGAGGGATGAAGCAGGATATTTCTATCACCCGTTCGGAAAGGGATGCGCCCAGGTCTATGAGGCCGTCCCTGCCCGCCATGGAAATGGTGCGGTTTTTAAGTTCCGGCACCCGGTTCTCCGTGGCCATGCGGCTTGCAATCCCCATGCTTTTTGATGTGACGCCGTCAAATGAAAAACCCATCTGTCTGCCCCCTTTCCTACGAATACCCGTTTGCCCGCCGCCCCTGCTGGAGCTGCCGGTAAAGCTGCTGTGAGATTTTGCGGATGTCCTCCTCGCTCCTCACGTTCATTTCCTTCACCTCAATCAGCGGCCCGTTTATGGAGCCGCCCTGTGACGGTCCGTCCCCGCCGTTCCCGGATACGGAAATCTCCTGCACGGCTGCGGACGGATTCAGAACCATATCTGCCGCCACGCCGTCCACAGCCTTTGCCACCATACGCTTGCTGTCCTCGATGCCCTTTGCCAGCCCCTTCATGAAGTCCGGCATCCAGCTCTCGTAATCGGTCAGCGGCCCTTCGTCCGGCACGGAGAAGTGCAGGAAAGATTTTATTTTATTCGCCACACTGCTCACGGCATCGCCCACAGCCCCGATACAGCTTTTGATGCCGTTCACGATGCCCATGATCATGTCCTTGCCCCACTGCAGGGCTTTGGACGGGAGGCTTGTGATGAAGCTGATGGCATTGTTAAAGCCGCTCTTTATCACAGACACAATATTGCCCATGGTTCCGCTGATGGAGGACTTGATGTTATTGAACACCGTGGAAACTGTATTTTTTATGCCGTTGACCACAGTGCTGACCGTGTTCTTTATCCCGTTCCAAACGGTAGAAATCACATTCTTTATCGCATTAACCACAGTCGTGACCGCGGACTTGATGGCATTCCACACCGTTGTGATGACCGACTTTATCGCATTCAGCACCGTTGTGACTGTATTTTTGATGGCGTTCCATGCTGTGGTGATAAAGGTCTGGATTGCCGTCACTACCGTGGTAACCACGGTTTTTATCCCATTCCACACAGTCGTGAATACCGTCTTTATGGCATTCAGCACTGTTGTGATGATGGTCTTGTAAATATTGAAATAGGTGGTGATGATGGTTTTAATCACTTCCACCACTGTGCTGAATATGGTTTTTATCCCTTCCCACAGCCCGGAAAAGAAATCTTTTATCTCGTTCCAAACAGCCTGCGCTGTGGAGGAAATGGCCTCCCATGCCGCCGTGAAGAAGTTTTTGATTGCCTCCCATACGACAATGGCGACCTCTTTCACATTTTCCCAGAGGTTGATCCAGAACTGCCGGAAATCCTCATTCGTATTCCACAAATAGATAAACGCCGCCACCAGCGCCGTAATCGCTGCGATAATGAGAAAGATGGGATTCGCAAGCATCGTGGTGTTCAAAGCAGCAAAAGCGGTCTTGACTGTGTTAATCACCCCTGCCACCTTCGGCACTATGGTCATAATCGTGCCGACTGCGGACACCACTTTCCCAACCACAATCAGCACGGGACCGAGCGCCGCCGCCAGCAATGCGACCGTGGTGATGACTTTCTTCGTCCCCTCATCCATGCCGTTCAGCCAGTCCACGAACTTCTGCACCCATCCGACAATCATTTTGATGGCGGGCAGCAGAAGCTCCCCAAAAGAAATAGCCAGCCCCTCTAAGGCTGACTTTAAAATGGTGATCTGCCCCTGCAGGTTGTCAAGCTGTGTGTCCGCCATCTGCTGCGCCGCGCCGCCGCTGTCAACGATGGACTGCTGCAGCTCATCCCAGGTAGTCCCTGTGTTTGCAAGCAGGGCGTTCACGGAGGACAGGTCGGTCTTGTTGAAGATCTGCCCGATGATGTTGGACTTCTCCGCCGCTGTCATGCCGTCCATGCTCGTGTTCAGATCGCCCAGGATGTCATTGAGGGAGCGCATATTCCCCTCGGAATCGTAAACATCCAAGCCAAGCTGCTCCATGCAGGCGACCGCCTTGTCGGTGGGATTCTGCAGGGAGAGGATGACGTTACGCAGATGTGTGCCGCCCTCCGCCCCTTTGATGCCGTTGTTGGCGAGGATGCCGAGGGCCGTGTTCAGCTCCGCAGTGCCGCCCTTCACGGTCTTTGCGGTTGCGCCGATGGTAAGGATGCCCTCGCCAAGCTGCGCCACGGATGTGTTGGTGGATGAGGCGGTCTTCGCCATCTGGTCCACCATCGTCCCCGCCTCATCCACGCCCATGCCCAGGGCGGACATGGCGTCCGTCACCATGTCCGACGCCGCTGCAAGGTCAATGCCGCCCGCCGCCGCAAGGTTTAAGACGGTAGGGAGCGTGTCGCACATCTGCTGCGTGTCGTATCCGGCGAGGGCAAGGTAGTTCAGAGCCTCCGCGCACTCCGAAGCGGAAAAGGCCGTCTCGCTGCCCATCTTCTTTGCCAGTGCGGAAAGTGTATCCATCGTATTGACGCTCTCGCCGTTGACCGTGGACATGGCATCCTTCGTGATTCCCATGGTCGCCTGCACCTGCGACATGGACGACTCAAAATTTGCCGCCGTGCTGACTGCCGCTGTCCCCAAAGCCGTAACGCCCGCCGTGACGGGGAGCAGTTTCTGTCCTGCGGAGGAAATGTTATCCCCCACGGTCTTTAACTTTTCCCCCGTGGCGGAGATTTTCTGCAATGCCACGGCGGACTGCCCTGCCTGCCGCTCTAAATCACGCAGATTGTTTTCCGTTTCGATGATCTCCCTCTGGAGGGCATCGTACTGGTCCTGCGAAATTTCCCCGTTGGCAAGAGCCGTGTTTGCCTGCTCTGCGGCGGTCTTTAAGGTTTCCAGCTTTTCCTTTGTCCCCGCCACTGCCTCTCCCAAAAGCCGGTGCTTCTGCGCCAGCAGCTCCGTGTTGCCGGGGTCTAATTTTAAGAGTTTCTCCACATCCTTAAGCTGCGACTGCGTATCCCGGATGGAAGAATTGACGCCTTTTAAGGCAGTCTGCAGCTTGGTGGTATCCCCGCCGATCTCAACAGTGATACCCTTGATTCTGTTCGCCACGGCGGACACCTCCTACTTTTGAGCAACAAAAAAGCCCGGATTTCTCCGAGCATAAGAAAAGCACCTACCATTTCTGATAGATGCTTCCCTTGTCCGCTTACAATGATTAGTCAAAATCATATGGAGTGCTGTAGCACATCCAATCAAGAGGGTACAGCACACCATGTTCTGCTTCAAACTCAGCCTGACGCTTTGCCTGGCGTTTTGCATCCTGCTTACGGGATACCTTTTTCGTCATCCTGTCGTTCGACATTCTGGCTTTGTAAGCTTTGTTGTTTGGATTGTTCTGATTTGCATAATCATTAAGCTGCTGCTGCGTGTGTGTCTTTGATGACACTCCTTTTTTTCTTAGCCACGAGCATTTCTCCTTTCCCCTTGACTCCATATGTCTGATTACGCACGAGATAGCGGACACTCTGTCACCTTCTTAGCTGAACCCGGCAATAAACTTACTGGATTATCCCTGCATTTAATCAATCCTCAAGGTTGGAGAACAATTTTTACGACACATTCATAAAAATCATTTATTTAATTATAACGTTGTTGCTGTATATTTTCAATAATCAAAATTTGTCGAAATCCTCCTGGGTAGCGATTTCCTTATAGCCCTTGTATTCGTCGTT